GATACTATCTCTTGCAGAATCAAAAAGTTTGATCGAAGAACACTTTTCAGATCTAATTCAGGATATGTATAAATAGTTCTTGACAATCTTGCTGAAGTTCCGTATAATATACTTTCTTATTTAGGAGAATAACATGCAGAGCTTTTTAGACAGAATGAGTCAGTTGTACTACGAAGGTACTCCCGCTATCTCTGATGCGGAGTTCGATCTTCTAGCAGCTAAGCACAACTATACTAAAGTGGGTTACACTGTTACAGATGCCGTAAAGCACGCGTACCAGATGTACTCTCTTCAGAAGTGCTTTGACATCAACGATGCTCCTCTGCCTATTGATGAATGTATTGTTACCCCTAAGTTAGATGGTGCGGCAGTATCTCTTCTATATGTTGACGGCAACCTTGAACTCGCTCTCACTCGTGGAGACGGCATTCAGGGTCGTGATATTACAGATAAGATGCGTCAGTTAGTTCCTAATGAGTGCAACGATACTGGACTCATGCAGATTACTGGCGAAGTTGTTGCTCCAAGTAGTGTACCTAACTCTCGTAATTTCGCTTCGGGGTCGCTCGGTCTTAATGATCTAGCTGAGTTCAAAACTCGCCCTTTAGTATTTGTAGCATACGATGTTACACCAAGTTGGACTTCTAATTATGCTTGCTCTCTTGAGATCTTGCATAGGATGGGTCTAAATGTGGTTACTCGCTTTAAAGCAGATGCCTATCCTCAGGATGGCAAAGTATATCGTCTCAAGTCAAATGCAAAGTTCGATGCGTTAGGTTACACCGCTAAACACCCACGAGGTGCTTTTGCTCTGAAAGAGCAGGTGTCTGGAGTGGAGACCACGCTGTTGGATGTGGTATGGCAGTTGGGTAAGAGTGGAGTTGTAAGTCCAGTGGCTATTCTCGACCCTGTGGTCGTGGGAGATGCTACAGTATCGAGAGCAACTCTGCACAATATTGAGTACATACGCGACCTTGGTCTTGAGATAGGCTGTAAGGTAGAGGTTATCCGCTCTGGCGAGATCATACCTCGGATTGTTAGGAGATTAGATTGATTGCTACCTGCAAAAAAATAATTCTTGACAGAAACCTTAAAAGTCCGTATAATACTATTTCAATTTCAGAGGAATCACGATGACCATTATCGAAGCCCCAACAAACTGCCCTAGTTGTAGTTCGGTGTTAGAAAGTGTGAATCATCTTCTGTATTGTAGAAATCCACAATGTGGTGAGAAAGTTGCAAAACTCATCGAACACTTTGCAAAGACTTTGAAGATCAAAGGTCTTGGCCCTGCTACTATTGCTAAACTAGATATTGTCTCCCTAGAGGAACTTTATGATAGAAGCGTAGAAGATATTGCCGAGTCACTAGGCTCAGAGCGACTTGCTGTAAAGTTAGTAGATGAGTTGCAACGCTCTCGCGGTGCTCCACTTAACGTGTTGCTACCTGCATTTAGTATACCTCTCATTGGTAAATCAGCATCGGAAAAGCTATCCAAAGTCTGCGAAGACATCGAAGATATAGACTACGATATGTGCCGACAGGCTGGACTGGGTGAGAAGTCAACTGCTAATTTGTGCGAATGGCTTGAGAATGAGTATTACCAAGTATCATTACTACCTTTTAGCTTTAAGTTTGAAAAGAATCAAACAACAAACATAACCCACGGCACGATTTGTATCAGTGGTAAACTGAATAGTTACAAAACGAAAGCCGAGGCTCATAACAAACTACAAGAGCTTGGTTATGCAGTCAAGACGAGCTTGACTAAGGATGTCACTATCCTGGTAAACGAAAGCGGAATTGAATCTGCTAAAACTAAGAAGGCCAGAGATGCTGGCGTTCAAATCATAACTAACCTTTTAGATTTTATTGGAGAATAAATATCATGGCACTACCTAAGTGGACTGACGAGCGTACTACCGCTCTCACTGATTTTGTCGGTGGCGAAAGCCCCGTATCCCAAGCTACTGTTGCAGAAGCAGCAGACCAGCTTGAAACCTCTACACGTTCTATCTCTAGCAAATTGCGCAAGATGGGCTTCGATGTAGAGTTGGCTTCTGCCAATGCTTCACGCGCATTTACTGATGCACAAGAAGCTACCCTTGCAGCTTTTGTTTCTGACAACAGCGGCACTTACACTTATGCTGAAATCGCTTCTCACTTTGAAGATGGCGCTTTCTCAGCTAAGTCAATCCAAGGCAAGATTTTGTCTATGGAATTAACTGGACACGTTAAGCCTGCTCCTAAAGTTGAAGCTGTACGCACGTACTCTGAAGCTGAAGAAGCTACTTTCGTTCAGATGGTTAACGATGGCGCTTTCGTAGAAGCTATCGCTGACGCTCTTGATCGTTCAGTAAACTCTGTTCGTGGTAAAGCTCTTAGCTTGCTTCGTTCAGGCGACATTGACGCTATCCCTAAGCAAGAAGTTACTAAAGGTTCCTCTAAAGAAGATCCTTTGGCTGACATCGCTGACATTGGTAGCCAAACTGTCGAAGCTATCGCAGAGCAAATTGGTAAGACCGCCCGTGGCGTTAAGACTATGCTCACTCGTCGTGGCCTTTCAGCCGCTGACTATGATGGCGCTTCTAAGAAAGAAAAAGCTTCAGCTTAATCCTTCTTAGTACACACTAAGGGTAGGCTCTTCGGGGTCTACCCTACATTTTAGATTTGAAATCGGGAGACTTTCAATTGAACATCGCTAGTGCGCTTATTAAGCAAGTGCTTACGCTACAGGACTTTCAGACCTGGAGTGTAGCGCACAAGCAGTACTTTGCAACTGAGTATCATAGTCTGTATAAGATTATTGATAAGCATTGCGAAGAGTTCCATAGAATGCCTACGATTGAAGATCTAAAGTTTGAGATTCGTGATTCAGCTACTCGAGAGAAACTCTACGCAGTAGAAGCAGTCGAGGTCGATGCAGACCCTCAGATGCTTCTTGAGTATCTGAAGAACGAATACACTCAAAAAGAAATTCTGGACTCACTCGAAGATTATATTGAGAATTCTGTTGCATTTGAAAATGCTCAGGAATCAGTAAACCACCTACATCAGATCGTCCTAGACGTTGAAGATAAGGTTGATCTCGAAGACCCACAAGAAAGTATGCAACGTATTGACTTGTTTGAGCCAGAAGAAGATTTAGCCAGGTATATGGCCCTCGGACTCAATGAAGAGTACGACCACGACATAAAGTTCTCTCCTAGAGATCTTGTTATGTTCGGTGGTAAACGGGGTGCTGGTAAATCTGTCATTTGTGCAAACATTGCAACCAGTGTTTACGCTTCAGGTAGATCGGCTATGTATTTCACTATTGAGATGGATAGTCGGTCGATCCTTCAACGATGCTGTGCTATCGCTACAGAAGTTCCTTTTTCTCGCCTCCGTACTCAGAATCTGAGTGTTACCGAGTGGGAGAAAGTTGCTACGTGGTGGGCAGGTCGTTATGTTGATGGACAAGACCGCTTGAAGGAGTATAGACAACATCGTAACTTTGAGAAGTTGCATACATCACTAAAAAACACCTGCGAGCTTCTCCCGACTCAGCAGTTGGACGTAGTGTATGATGCATCTCTCACTCTCTCCAAGATTCGTGCAGAGCTTGACAAAAAAGTTAAACCTCTGAATGTTGGTGTTATTATTGTTGACTATATCAATCAGGTAAAGCGGTCGAGTCTACCTTCTCGTGGAGGTCAGTACGATTGGACTGAACAGATTGAAGTAAGTAAAGCATTGAAATCAATGGCACAAGA